TTTTTTAAGAGCTGTCTCTTTCTTAGGAGTAATTTTAGCAAAGCTCATCATTATCCCAGAGAGTCCAGTAGTTGCATCAGTAGCCGAGCCAGTAGTCCTAGTATAAGTGGAAATCATAGCTCCTAGCTCCTCCATGCTTATACCTAAATTAGAAGCTAGTCCTAATTGAGAGCCTAATACATTAGCTAATTCTGATGCTTCAAACATTCCAGTTTTAACCATAGTCCCAAAGATGTCCAAAGCATCTGAGGCACTTAATACCTCCTCTCCATAAGCATTCTGAGCAGAACTAGCAACCTTAGCTAAGTCTGTTTGCTCTCCCATTCCCATAGCTACAGCCTTAGAAACTGACTCCAGAGCTGTCATAGCAGACTCAGCATCTAAACCAGCAGAAGTAAGGAAATATAAGCCATCAGCTAACTCCTGAGGAGCTTGAGCTGTTGTTCCTGATAATTCTTTTACTGATTCTTTTAATTTTTCTACTTCGCTAGTGGGAAGTCCTACAAGAGTAGAAATTTTAGTCATTGATTGCTCAAAATCTGAAGCTAATTTAATAGAAGCTCCTCCCACTAAAGCCATAGGCATAGTAATAGAGCTAGTCATTTTAGAGCCTATAGATGACATCCCAGCTCCAAACTTTTTGAGCCTCATTTCCATCCTCCTTAGACCAGTTGTAAATGCCTTAGATTGGAGGTTAATATATACTGATAAAGTCTTGACCGATTGAGCCATATTTTATATATTTTTTATTAATTTACTTATTACGCAATATCTCTTTTAAGGTGCCTAATAAGCCATTTAAGCTATTTTCTCTCTTATGTAGTATATACATATCAATTTAAAAAGATAATTAAATTACCTCTGTTACAGCTGGACTCTTATCAAACACTATGCCAAAGTATTTATTTTATATTTTTATTAGCTTTAGCTATTAAATATTGAGCCTCTTTTCTGTCTTTTTTTAGTTGTTTTAAATTGACTTTTTTCTCCCATTCAAACTCTACTAAGTCTTTTAATTTTAACTGGTCTTGTCTTTTTCTATCTTTATTAATTAAAGCAATAGTCTGAAATCTCATCCTCTCCCATTCTGCCTTTTGCAATTCAAAATCTTTATTTTTTTTCCCTTTCAATTTTAACTGAAATTGTCTAGGAGTTAAGTCCCAAAATTCCTTAATAGGCATTTCTAAATAACCTAAACCAAGCTCCAATAGAGTATCAAAAGTAAGAGGAGCTATTTCTTCTTGCTCCCCTTTTTTTTTATTTCCTCATCTTCTGGAGTCATAGTAGCCATCTGGTCACTAAATATCTCCATAGCTTCATTAAATATATCCATCCCCTCCTCATCTATCCAGTCAGCAACATCATAAGAAGTATAATTAAAATCTTCCTTAGTTTTTCTTGCTCCATGTTTTAAGCCTACATAAATTAGAGATATAGCATTTGAGAGAGATAAATTTTCTCCTATTTTGCCTAAATCTTGTAAGCCTAATCCAGATAAATCACACCACTCAGAAAGAGAAGCGAAGCCAAAATGTAAAGGTCTTAGCTGTTTGCCTATAGTAATTTTTTTAAGTTCCATTTTTAATATTATTTTTTACTAAATGTAAAAAGAATATTATTATTATTACTATGCACTAGCAACACTTAAAGCTCCAGTCCCTTGAATAGAAACAGAATAAGTCCCAAACTCTCCCACATTAGCAGTCTCACTAACTGAAGTAATAAAGCCTCTTCCAGTATATTTTTTGGAAGCTGATTGTCCAGAGCCATCTCTAAACTGAATAAAAATACTTGTCCCAGCTACTAACTGAGCTATTATACCATCTTTATTAACAGCAGTCCCATTCCCAGTAGTGAAAGCTTCGCAATCTACTGACCATGATTTTACTCCGTTTATATATTCTTTTAATCCTGAAGAGTCTTTATTTGTTACATCTATAGTTTCTTGATTTACATTAAGAGTCCCAGTAGTAGCTCCCATTATTGCTACTGGAGTCGTTCCAGTAGATAAATCTAAACTCAATACTATTGAGCTTCCTGATATTGTTTTTACAGCCATCTTATATTATATTATATTATTTATACTTTAATTATGCTGGGAGTTTAGTTAAGCTTCCAGTCCCTTGAATACTTACTGAATAAGTAGCACCATCCTCAGTCCCACCAGTTGCAGAAAGAGAAGTAATAAATCCAGCTCCATGATAATAATCTCCTCCAGTATTTCCTAAAAATTTTACCCATACTTGTCTAGGATAATTATCTTGAGTAGGAGCATCAGCACCAGTCCCAGCAGTTGTACCAGCTCCATAAGCTGGAATGAATAAAGTAGATAAATTTACTCCTCCATCTTCATTATAAAAGACTTCAGCATCCATAGTCCATGAAGTTGATAATCCTATATATTCTTTTCTATCTCCAGAAGTCTTATCAGTAACCTCAGGAGAATCAGTAGTTATGTTAATTGTGCATGATGTAGCTCCAGCTATTGCAACCACTTGCCCTATCTCTGCTGATGAAGTGTCATCCACCGAAAGCACCATATTTGTGCCATTTACCATTGTAGCCATGTTTTTTCTTTTTTAAAAATTAATCTTTTTTAGTTTTTTTATTTTCTTTTTTTTCTTGTAATAAATTATATTCATCATTTATAAATCCTTTATTACATAAGTTTTTATATACTTCTAAATCCACACCTCCCAAAATGTCTCCTTTTTTATATGGAGTCATATTTTTTATTAAAGTTACTTTATACATATTATTAATTTAATGATTTATATTTATTATATATATAATCTTTTATCTGTTTATATATTATATCTGTAGGCTGAAAGGGACTAGCATCAGCATTAATATTATGAGTAGATATTGCATTAGGTGCAAATATTAAAAGCTCATATAGATTAAAGCCCATAGAAGTAGTATTCCCTCCTATACTTGCAAAGGTAAGGGAATTAGAATAAGTATTGCTATTCCCATCAAAAGAATTATCTTTTATAATCTGTCCAGTTGTGAGCTTAGGATTATAGTTAGAATTAAAATATTCAAACCATCCAGAATTATTATAACTTCCTCCAGTTTGTGCCTTATTTCCTCCTAAAGAAAGAGCCATAAAATGTATATCAGCATCCCAAAAATTACTAGAATCAGTAGAAGTAGCTAGAGATATAGTTCTACTAGAGTAAGCTGTAAAGTCTCCACATGGATTAAAATGGATAGTAATATCACTCCCTACTTTTTTATGAGAATAAATAACATTTCC